GGTATCTGGGCACCTAATGAAGTTCGTGTTCGTGATGGAATGCAAACGGTAGAAGGTGGAGACGAGCGAGTAGACCTTAATGCACAAGCAAAGGTCGCAGCCCAAGCCAACGAAATAAAGGCGCAGGGTAACAGACAACGTGATTCCGTCAGAAGTGCAAATCAATCAGATTCCCAAGCCGATTCACAAGGCAGGAATCCAAAGGGTGAGGGCCGTAGAGTGACATGACCAAAACAGAGCGCGTAGCAGTCCAACTCCTGCGCCCCATCAACCCGACCGTAATCGTGATTCTCGGATTTTACACAATTGTATGGGGATTGTGGATTGCCTGCCCGTTCTGGTCAGTATTCACTCATGCCCCACTTTATGCAACAATGGCAAGCATTTCCAGCGAGTACGTCTGGGGCTTGACGGCGGTAGCGGCGGGATGCTTCGTTACGCGAGGAGCATTTCACCCCTCTAGACGCAATCTGCAACTGGGCTCATTCATCGGATTCTTGCACTGGCTGGTAATTGCCATTCTTTACTTCCTTTCTGATTGGCAGTCAACTGGCGGATTAGGAGCATTGGCATTCTCAATTTATTCTGGATTAGTCTGGTTGAATATCAAAGTCAATCCAGAACATTATCCTGACACTTTACCGCCAAAAGAAACTAAATCCGCAACTGATTTTGTATTAGAAGACAAGGAATGTTAAACTCATACCATGACACAGTTCGCTAAGGCTCGCTGGTCAACCAATGGCGATGAACTTCGCATGGGGATGGACTTCTCCAAGGTTGACAAGAAGCGTCGTATGGTTTACGGCTGGGCGACTCTGGACAACGTTGACACTGAAAATGAAGTGGTCACCGCAGAGGCGTCTGCTGACGCCTTTGCTCGTTCACGTGGAAACTTGCGCGAAATGCACAAGAAGGATTCTGCTGTTGGACGTATCGTGTCATTCAAGGAAGACACCTTCCGTGCACCTGATGGTAATGTCTACAATGGTATTTTTGTCAAGGTGCGCGTTTCTGAAGGTGCCGAGGATACGTGGAAGAAGGTTCTGGACGGAACGCTCAATGGATTCTCTATTGGGGGTTCTATTCTTGAAAGTGAAAAAGTGCTATCAAAGGATGGCAGCACCAATATTCAAAGAATCACCAAGTATGACCTCACCGAGTTGTCCCTTGTGGACAACCCGGGTAATCAATATTCAGACATCACCAATGTCTTCAAGTTGCGTAAGTCAGCAGACGGCTCTGTCACGGCTTTAACGGGTATGGTAGAAGACACTCGTGTATTCAATGTATTCCACTGCACAACTGATGGAATCACCAAGGAATCACCGGGGGAGTTCTATGTGTGCCCTGTCTGCGATAAGGAAATGCAAGAGATTGGTTTTGTCGAGGACACGGGCGACCGCGACGGGAAGGTGAAAGCCCTTGTAGCACAGTTCGTTGGTGAAGGGGGTGACACCATGCCAAAAGAGGTAACCAAGAGCAGCACCGTTCCAGACGAAGAGCCTGAGACCGTTGCTACTGGAAACGAGCCGGATGACGTGCAGGAGGTTCCTACTCCTGCGGTTACCGACGCCGAAGCCGCTGAGGCTGAAAACGTTGAAGAGGTACCGGATGCAGAAGATGAGTTGAAGAAGGCAATTGACGACTTCAAGAGAGATATTCAAGAAATTGTATCCAAGTCCAATGCACGTACTGATGAAAAGATTGAGGCACTATCCGCCTTGGTCGAGCAGTCAACAGAACTGCTCAAAGAAAAGACTTCCGAGTTCGACAAGAAGATTGCCGAAATCGACAAGAACTTGGGCGTGAACAAGGCAAAGATTGCCGAGTTTGAAACACGAATGGAGAAGATGAACTCCCGTGACGCCCTAAAGAAGTCCGCTGATTCCGCAGAAGGACCAGCGGTACCAGAACAGAAGAACAACACTTGGGAAGGAAGCGCTTTCTCAATCAACAACCTGTTCTAATAAGACAGGTTCCTAACCAAGATTCTGTCAAATGAACCAAACCAAATCCACAATGAAAGAGGGGTGAAAACAGAAAAATGAACGCATTGCTAGAAAAGGTCATTTCTACCAGCACAATCGGAACTCCACCGTCAGGTGGTGGTTTGCTCCGTCCGGAGCAATCCGACCGTTTCATTGACTACATGTGGAATGCCACGACACTTGGTTCTCAGGTGCGTCGTGTTCCTATGCGTGCCAACGAAATGGAGTTGGACCGTATGGCAGTAGGTGAGCGTCTAGTTCGTCTCGCTACCGAGGCCGTTGACGACGCCGTTAACGTCAAGGTTGCATTCGCTAAGGTTTCTCTAACCACTCAGAAGTTGCGTCTCGACTGGGAACTATCTTCTGAGGCACTTGAGGACAACCTTGAGGGTGCCGCTTTCGAGGACCACGTTGCTCGACTATTGTCTGCACAGGCCGCTAATGACATTGAGGATTTGGCTATCAACGGTGACGTTAACAACACTGATGACGCACTGTTCAAGTCATTTGATGGATGGAGAAAGCGCCTTTACGCAGGAGCCAACGTTGTGGATGCAAACGGCGACGAACTCGACCGTTCCATCTTCCACCGCGCTTTGCAGGCTATGCCTCGTAAGTTCATGGCCCGTAGAGGAGCACTTCGCTTCTTCACTTCAACTGGTCTTTTGAACGATTACGTCTTCTCCTTTGAGCAGGTCGAGGCAACTACAGCCGTCTCTACCTTTATCTCAGAGCAGGAGCGCAACAACGCAATTGGCAACGACCCATTGGCAGGTTATCAGGCCGGATGGAGCCCTTCCGCTCCGTACGGTATTCGTGCACAGGAAGTTCCGCTATTCGCTGAGTACGACGGTCCATCCAACACCACACGTTCCGACGTATGGTTGGTTGACCCTAACAACCTCATCTGGGGTGTAAAGCGTGAGATTGTTGTCTACCGTCAGTTTGTCCCTCGTAAGGACACCATCGAGTACACGATGTTCTGCCGTGTAGGTGCAGCAATTGAGAATCCAAACGCTGCTGTTCTTGTAAAGAACGTTAAGTACCGCGACTGATAGTCGTTAGTGCGCATAGGGGCCGGTATCAACACCGGCCCCTAATGCATTGTTAGAAGAATCATGATATACTGGTCAATATGACAGGAGATAATATGTCAACAGTACAGTCCACAGATGTAACGGACGAAAAGAACGAAAACGAATACACGCCTGCGAACGTTCCAAGTTCGTTCAAGGCATTGAAGAAGCAGGAATTAGTTGCTGCTGCTGAATATTTCGGAACCTCAACTGAGGGCAACGTAACTGCTCTACGCGCCGATTTGGAAGATGCCGGTGTAACGTGGGCTCAGTACGCAGAAGCATTCCGCCTACCCGGCTGGGAAGACCTAAAGGCACGTGAAGAAAA